GGGGGATAGCTTTAAAGGCAAGATCAGTGATCAGCTGTTCAGGAATGACCAATGATCTATTGAAGGACAAAATATTGACAGATCTCAGTAAGGTCACATGGGCTCAGTTGTCTACTCTAAAAGCTTCAGCTGAATGGAGAGGAGTGGTTAAGGACTCCTGTAACTTTAAAGATGGTTATAAGTCTCCTTCAAGAATTAAGTGTATGACTGGGATCATAAGACTGATAAATGAGTTAGAGACCAAACAATCATGCCCTCATCTACACTTTGAAGAATTTATGAGTATGAAAGATAGAGCAGGAGCAATGATTGTGAATCTTTTTAAGAAAGAACAGAACACTGGCACTAGAGAGATTTTTGTCCTCAACATATTTAGCAGAATATTGATCAACTTTGTGGAGAGAATTTCCAGAAGTCTATGTGAGCTGCTTCCAAATGAATTTTTGACAAAAGGAAATGACAAATCCAAAGTTGCGTCTGTGCACTATTCAAATGTGAAGAGGAGCATGACAGATGAAAATTTCCAACAGACGATTTGTAGCTCTGATGATGCTGCCACTTGGTGTCAATTATTCACTATGCCAGTCTTCGGAGTGTTCTTTGATAGTTTCTTTGAGTTTTGGCCTGAATTGAAGAACCCTATTTTTAATGTTCTCAATATGGTCACTGAAAAGAGGTTAGAGCTGCCTGATTTGTTGCTCAAAGAGTTCGTCAACAATCCTTTGACTACCAGCATGACTTCCAAATCTCTAAATGAATTAAAAGAACAATTTCTTGGTCGCTCTGAAAATAATGATCTAATAGACAAAGATTCTTGCTTGTTGAAGAATAGAAGCAATTTTATGCAAGGTATTCTGCACTACACTTCTTCACTTGTGCATTCATCTCATAATCTGACCATAAATGCTATGATGAGAAGCTTGTTTAAAATGAACTTTCCAAAAGACAAGATTTTCATTAGCTCACAAGTTTCTTCTGATGATAGTGCTAGATTAGTGTCTGTGGTTTACTCAGAAAGCTATCTAGATAAAAGAATGGATCTGTTTCTAAAATTCACATCAACCTTTGCCAAAAATTGCTATCCTCTGATATCAGCCAAACAATCTCCAAAATC